ACCTCAGTGAAGTATGTTGATGAGATAGGTAGCGAGAGCACCGTATCCTCATCTGCGTATGTAGTTGATACTATTAGTGAGCCCGCAAGGATTGCTTCAACAGCGGGATGGTTTGCGACAAACGGAATCATCAACCAAGTCATCGTTCGTTACACCGTAGGTACGGATGTGAGCAGTATTCCTACTCCATTAAAGCAAGGAATGCTTCTTATCATTAGCGATTTGTATGACAAGAGAGATGACCGAGTGAGAAAAATGCCAACAGCATCAGAGTATTTATTTAACCCATTCCGAATCTTCACCTTCTAATGATTGACCAAGCTGGACAATTGGATCGTAGGATCACTTTACAAACATTTAGTGAGACTACGGATACTTTTGGGCAAGAGGTAAAAACCTACTCTACCCTTGCTTCAGTGTGGGCAAATGTGAAGGAAAATATTGGAATTGGTAATGGGGAAGGTGAAAAAGGTGATATGATTGCTGCTACTAAAAAGGTAGAGTTTATCATTCGCTACCGCACTGATGTGAATGAGCAGATGCGTATAATATACAACAACAATACCTATAAGATTCAAGCCATTCAATCCGCGGATGCTCGCAAAGCATTCCTTAAGATAGTTTGCTTGTGGTCTGATGCGCAGTGATGGAGAAAGTAAAAGTAAGTGTTGAGGGTGCAGAAGAGGTAATGAAAAAGCTCCGCAAGCTTGATGATAGACTCAAGAAGAGAATCCTCAAGAAAGTGGGAAGAAAAGCACTACCTCCAATGGTCGATTCGTATCAGCGGAATATTAAAGATGCTGATGAAGTTTTTAAGGTATACAAAAAAGGTAAGATTGTAGCTGAGATACAGCCTGGGCAATTGCGTAATAGTGTTGGCATTAAAATACCAAAAGCACTGCAAAACAAAAATGTAGTAGGCATGAGTGTCGGTCCAAGAAGGACTGGAAGATATAGAGATCCTAATAAAGGCGGTTGGTATGCTGGGATGATAAACTTTGGATGGCTTCGAGTAGGACCAGAACAAAAAGACAGATACAAAAATCCTAAGAACCTAGGCTTTGCTCAAAAAGCAATGGCAGCAGCTAAGAATAAAGTAAATGTAAGTTTTGTCCGTAACTTTAGAACGATAACCAAAGCGGAAATCAAGAGGCTAAAGTTTGGACAAAGAATAGGTTTTAAATGATTGGTAAAGTAATAAAATACAAGTTTGATAACACTGCCAACCTAAACAGCGTATTTGCTGGGCGTGTTTATCCCCTGGTTGGAGCTCAAACGAGTACCCGACCTTTTTGCATTTACGATACCACAAGCATAAGACCTGAAGGCTCTAAAGATGCTGACAGCCATATTGATATTGTTAATGTGGAGCTTACTCTTGTAGGAGATAACTACGGTATATTGCAAACGGCAGTAGAAAATATACGTACAGCATTTGTGCGAATGAAAGAAACAATTGAGGGCGTAAATGTTCAATCGTGTGGCTTTGATAATCAAAATGAGGTTTTCAATGTTGATGAAGAGACTTTTGCGGTTGCAGTTGATTTAGTGTTTAGAATAGTGAAATCATAAAATTAAAAAAGATGGCAGCAAGTACATCAGTAATGAATAGCACCGATGTGGTAGTACGCATTGGTACCGACGGAGTAACATACGAAACCGTTGGCAAGATGACCAACGCTTCTTTGAGCGTTACAATGGCAACTCGTGACACGAGCACAAAAGACAGCTCGGGTTGGATGGAAGTATTAGAAGGACAAAAGTCTTGGACTCTTTCGGGTGAAGGCTTGGTAGTGTACAGCAACAGTGGTAAGGCAACGCCTGACGATATCTACGGACATTTGTCAAGCCGCACACTTATCTACATTGAGTTTGGTTCTGAAGCTACGGATGAGAAATACTACAGCGGAACGGGATACTTCACGGAGTTCTCAACGGATGCTGGGGTAGAGGATAACGCAACATTCTCTTTCTCTTTCCAAGGAACGGGCACCTTGACTCAAGGTACACAAGCGTAAATTTTTGAGGGAGGGCCTTTGCGCTCTCCCTTAATTAAACAACACAACAATGACAACACAACTGATTAAAGTAGGAGATAAGGCATACCCGGTAAAGTATGGCTTTAACGCATTAAGGCTCTTTTGCAATGAGAGCGGTATTGAATTGCAAGAGCTTGAGAAGATAGGGCAAAGCATAAGCATCGACCACGCCATCAACTTGGTATGGGCGGGGATGAAGGATGGCGCTCGTGTTGAGAAGCAAGCGTTTGATCTTACTCCTGAAGATGTTGCCGATTTGCTTGATGAGGACAGTACCCTTATCAATCAATGTATGGAGCTTTTTGTTGCCTCTTTTATCAAGCCGAGCAGCGAAGAAAAAAAGTAAATACCCAAGCCTCTGAATCCCTTGATTGGGACGCATTGGAAGCGATAGGCTTGGGTGAGATGGGAATGAGCGTAGAGGAGTTCTACAATATGACTCCGAGGCAGTTCCACAACAAAAGAGAAGGCTTCCAGCGGCACATTCAGTACCACACTGAACTGCTGTGGGAAACCACAAGGTGGCAAGCAGCAGTGAATGTTGCACCACATACCAAGAGAAGGATAAGCCCTAAAGATTTGGCGGTCTTCCCTTGGGATGGAAGAAAGAAAGTACACAAGGCAGCGAGCTTTGAGGAAGTGCAAAAAGGAATAAACAAGGTGTTTGGTAAATGAGCCGTACTGATATAGATTTTAAGATTGGAGCAGACCTGAAGCAATTCCGCTCGGGTATGCAGAACATTGACCACAGCTTGAAGAAATTAAGCGGTGGTTTTGGTGCTTTAGGCGCAACCATTGGCGCATCCTTTGCTGTTGATATGATCCGCGACTTTGCAATGGAATCTATCAACCTTGCTTCTCAAATGGAAGGTGTAGAGGCTGCATTCAATCGACTCAATCAACCTGGACTTCTTGACAAATTAAGAAAAGCAACGGGAGGTACCGTTGATGACCTCAAGTTGATGCAGACGGCTGTTAGAGCTGAAAACTTCCGTATCCCAATGGATACACTTGCAAAAGGTTTGGAGTTTGCACAGCGTAGAGCACAAGCCACGGGTGAGAGTGTTGACTATATGGTTGACTCCTTCGTTACTGGTTTAGGTCGTGAATCCGTTAAGATCCTTGATAACCTTGGTATCTCTACCATTGAGCTGAATGCCAAGACAAAAGAAATGGGATCAATGGCAGCTGCTGTTGGTGCTATTATGGACGACGAGTTCGCCAAGGCTGGAGAGCGTGTGGTGACTACCTCAATGAAGATTGACCAGCAAAAGGCAGCACTTACAAATCTTAAAACCGAGATAGGTGAAAAGTTAGCACCTATCTATTCAAGATTCCTTGATGCTACGATTAAAGACCTCAGCACCATCAACCTATTGATGAATAGTGAGGTTGATAATAGAGATAAGGCAGTTATTGCATTAAAAGAATACTTGCGCCTTACGGGTAAAGAAAATACTGCTCTTGGTATACTTTTCAACTTCACGGTTAAAAAGATGGAGCTCGAGCGTGAGATTGAAAAAAAGCAAGCCGAGAATCAACTCACCCTTGAGGACTACCGCAATGCACAAAAGCAGTTCGAGGCAGACCAAGCACTTGCAGAACAAAAGAAGAAAGAGGCACTTGAGGCTTATGAGGATAAGCTCAATGAGGTGCTTCCCGCTATTCGTGAAGCAAATAAAGAGGTGCAAGATATGTTTGCCTTCTCTGACTTCAGCAACCTTGGTGCAAGCATTGGTACGGATGAGGCTATCTTCAACCTGGAGCAACTCGATGACGTTACCGAAGAAAGCACCGATACCTTTGACCATAGTTTCCGCAAAAGAATGGAAACGCTTCGCTTATTTGGTGATGAGATTATGGCTATCGGAAGCATTATGCAACAATCATTTGAGGCGGCACTTGGCCCACTACAAGAGGGTGAGACGCGTATAATGAAGTTCCGTGAGGTATTCGTTCAAGAGCTCAAACAAATGGCGGCACAGCTGCTCGCTACAGCCGCAGCAGCCGCATTATTAGCAGCTATCCTTACCGTTGCCTTTGGTGGTAGCAACCTCGCTGGTCAAGCACTCTTTGGCAAGGCTGGAATGGGCTTTGGTGACCTATTCGGTGGTCTATTCAAAGGAATGGGTGGTGGCTTTGGATTTAACAGCACTGGCTTTGGTGATAGTCAAGACAACCTTATCACAAGAATACAAGGCGATGACCTCTTGATTATGCTTGAGCGCGCTGGAAGAAGTAGAAATAGATTAAGCGGTATTGGAGGCTAATGGCAAACCCTAAATTGTACAGCGAGTTCCGTAGTGACTACGGTGATTTTTACCTCATAGAGATATGGGACGAGGACTACACTGGAACGGAACCTGATAGGTTTAACGTCACGGGTAATGGCTTTGAGCTTAATTACACGGGACAAACTGATAAGATATACAGCCCCGTAATAGGATCAAGCGTATCGCTTGGGATGTACATCAGAGATGCAGCAACAAGAGCATTCGCTCAAGACTTTAAAGAGTACCAAGAGAACCGCTACTACATTAAGATTTGGAAGGGGCAGTTTAGCGGGCAAGATGCAGATACTTGGTACAACACAAGTAAGGTCAGCAGCGATGGCCTTGTGATGTGGTTTACTGAATACGAGGAGGAAACGGTGTACCTCGACTTCTTTTGGGGAGGATACATCCTACAAGATGTTGTTAAGATAGAAGATGCTTCCGAGCCTTACATCTTGCAGTTGAGCGCAAATGATGGTATTGCTAAATTAAAGAATGTCGATGGTGCCCGATTTAGAACCACCTTCCAAAACATTTTCAGCAACGCCATATTTAATGCGTATACCTACAACATCTTTCCTACCGAGTGGCCAGCACTAAAAATCGCAAGCAATTGGTGGAGCGCACAACATACCTATAGTGCCACTGAGGATCCATTGGCAAGCACAGCAGTTGACCTTGACGCTTTCCACACTTTTGATTCCGATGGCAACATACGCAGAACATCATACTACGATATTCTTACTCAAGTATGTAATGCTTTTGGTATGCGCTTCTACTTTTCAAATGGTAGTTATCGTGCAGAGCAGATATTCCAAAGAGATAGAGACTTTATTAAGGAGTTCAGCTACAAGCGAGATGGTAACCTTATTGGCTACGAAACGGTACAGCGTGACAAAACCATTGACCAAACAAGCAACAAGGCGCGCCTGGCTGGAAACATTTACAACTTCCTTCCAGCGGTAAACAAAGTGCAGATAGAGACTGACGAGGGAGATGTAAGCTACAGCGGCATCGTCTCTTCAGATGTGTCAAGCCCAACCATTGACCTTGGCTATACAAATGATGATCCACAAAACTGGTTGGAGATATCCTTCAGCTACGAGATAGAGCTTGAGATAAATGTTGATGTCAACAGCAACCCTATCTACTACATCCTTGATGTAGATGTAAACATAGATGATGGAAGCACGGTATACTACCTTAAGCGCGACCATACGGCTGTAGCACCAAACAATGCAAGCTGGACTACCACACAAAGCGGCAGCGGCTTCCAAGTATTGGTAGGGCCATTCTACGAGGAGGTGCAGAGCCCTTACTCACCACCTTACTCACACTTTATAAGAGGCACGGCCACGGTCGTTACACCTACACTCCCGCAAGATGGAGATATAGAGGTAGAGTTTAATAGCAATAAGTTTGTTACCAAAACGGGAAGTACAAGAACTCTGAACGCCTCAAATGCGGTGCATTGGAATACTACTACTATAGGCATAACAAAGATGAACGGCAATAACGGCCACTTTGTACTTGCTGAAACCGTGAACGCGGATAACGATAGTGGCATTATCTATGACCTTGGTAAGAGCAAGGTTTTTGACGGCAATGGCAATAGAGGCTCTTTGTTTTATAAAAACCCAAGCACCAATGCTTACACCCTCACCACTGGATGGAGAGAGGGCAACAGCGGCACCTATGTTACTGCACAGCGCCTGATAGCGAATGAGTTCCTATCCTTGATGAACAGCCCACTGCAAAAGTATGAGGGGCAAATCTATAGTAGCCACCACTTTATGACGCGCTTGGTGTTTGACAGCAAGAACTGGCTACAGCTCGGCGGTAGATTTACGGCAAGAGAAGATACTTGGGATGGCGAGTGGTTTGCCATTGCGAAGCAAACCATTGCTATTGTAAACACGGACGATGGCACGGTAGGTGATCCAGTCTTTAGTATTGGCAGCTCCTCCTTAAATGGTGCGGTGGTGCTTAACAGCGTTGAGACTACTGATATGCAAGCAGTAGATGTAAGCACGGTGAACAACGTAAATGTGGGCAATGACCTTGATGTTACGCGTAACGCTGATATCACGGGGGCTCTTGATGTAACGGGTGATTCTCGCTTAAGAGCGGGTTTGACACACGACGGATTCTTGATTCAAGAAATCACTGACGTGACGCATTCATCCGGATCAACGTACGATGTCCAAGATACCGAATATATGATATTCAACACTTGGTCGGGAACCACGGGGACGGCCACGGTCAATTTGCCAAGGGCGTCCGATAACGAAGGGCGATTGTTGCGCTTCAAATCCGATGGAACGATTGCGGCAAACAAAATCGTGAATCTTCGCCCAGCTGAAGGGGAAACGATTGACGGCAATGGAGAATTTGCGTTTGATAGAGACTACGATGGTGTAATGATCCTGGCACACAATGATGCTTGGTTTATTATCCAAAGGAAGGCTAAATGATAATTATATTTGACTAACATATAAATTCAAGATGAATGAAACAATCTACCTTTTACTACCTCCTTCGGAGAGGGTTGTTGCGAGGCATTTCATCAGCGGTTCGGGAGGGCCTTGTTATGTTTAACAAGTTCACCACCGCTGGCATTTCACACCCAGCCCAAGGCTCGGCCGAGTTTGACGGGGCGAGTGATTTTATTGATATGGGCAAAAAGCATATCGCCAACGATTTAGGAATAACCAACGCTTTCACAATGGGGGCGTGGGTTTATTTTGAAGATGACAATGATTACAAAAATATCTTGTCAATGTGGAATAACGCTGGGAATCGCGTTTTTTGGTGGGGCATTGATGATTCAGAGCAATTCCACTATAATATATCTTTAACGGGCGGAGACCACGCAACGAATACATATTCAATGACACCAAACGAGTGGCATTC